TACTGGAATAGTTTTGCCAACACAGAATTCTACAGCAGTTTCATCGAACCCACCAATGCCATTACAACTATACAAATGACTCTAGTGGGATATACTGGAACGATCAAAGCTCAGGCTGCGCCAAACTACGAGAGTATTTGGTACAATGTTTCTGAGTCAACTACCTACTACAATGAAACTCGTACTATCTATATGAACATTGTAGGATGGCATCCTTTACTTAGATTGGCTTTTAACAACAGCATATTTGCTGTGCCAACACAACCCGGAACTCCGGCCATTGGTTATGCAACCACAGAAAATGGTGTAGTGACTAGTGTTACTATTACCAACGGTGGTAGTGGGTATTTGGCTCCACCACATATTAACTTCATTGGCGACGGTGCCGGTGCCACAGCAGTGGCCACAGTGTCAGACGGCATAGTTACCGGAGTTGAAGTCACCAATGGTGGTTCGGGCTATTGGTATTTGCCCAATGCAGGTATGGGTGCAGGTATCTATCCAAATAATCCTAACCAAACTGGTGCTGCGGTCATAATCAGCACGGGTTATGTGGTTGACCTTCTTTATAGATAATACCGAACTCTCTTGTGGTATAGTAATAAATCTGCTATAATCGTAGCATGATTGATGTGATTTCTTTTCTTCCGAATAAAAGAAAACAAACAGCCAGTGGTTGGACGAGTTTCAACGCACCCTGTTGCGTTCATCGCGGAGATACGCAAGACAAACGATCGCGTGGTGGAATCAAACCTACCACAGATGGTTCTTGGAGTTACCACTGTTTCAATTGTGGATATACTGCAAGTTTTGTATTGGGTCGTAACCTAACATTCAAAGCTCGTCGATTACTTGAGTGGATGAATGTACCGCAAGAAGAAATTGAGCGCATTAATCTTGAAAGTCTGAAGCATAGGTCAATTGAAGGCTTGTTGGGTGAACGTCAAGCCATTATGCAACAACTGCAAAGTATCTCGTTTGAAGATAGAGATTTGCCTGCGACTACACAACCACTTAACGATACAGCCCGAGAATATCTACAGAACAGGCGTATACCCTTAGACTATCCATTCCTTTACAAAACAATGCCCAGACCCGGAGTTGTTATTCCGTTTACCTATGACAATCAAGTTGTAGGCCATACTACAAGATTCTTAGATAACCGCACTCCTAGATATATACAGGACATACAACCCGGCTATGTGTTTGGCACAGACTTATTGCACGATAACTGGACCCATGTTATTGTGTTGGAAGGAGTGTTTGATGCACTCAGCATAAATGGCCTTGCAGTATTACACGCAGAGATCAACGACGCACAAGTTAGACTAATACGCAGCCTGGGACGTGAAATCATAGTGGTTCCGGACCAAGACGAAGCCGGTATGCGGTTGGTTGACCGGGCAGTAGAACTAGGCTGGGCAGTTAGTATGCCTGAATGGCCTGCTGATGTTAAAGATGTAAACGATGCTGTAATTCGTTGGGGCCGCTTGGCAACTTTGCTAACTATAATGCAGGCTAAAGAAACTAGTAAGATTAAAATTGAACTAAGGAAAAAACAACTTGTTAAAAGACTACGAAAATAATACAGAAAATTCTAGTCGACCAACATCACCCAAGGTAGTTATTACCACGGTGCCATTCATTGATGAAGACACTCCAATTGCTGCACCTGCGGTATTAAAAGCGTCTTTGCAGGCCAACGGAATCGACTGTGTAGGGCTTGATCTTAACATTGAAATATACAATAAAATAAAACATTATCCTAATAGGAATTTGTTCCTTGATTTTTTCTATAAACAAATAATAAACGAAGAAATCATCGACGAGCTAACTAAAATGTTGGATTTTTATGCGGTAGAATTGTTATCGCACAAACCCGACATTATAGGACTTAGTCTTTTTACCAAAGATAGTCAGGTCTTTACTGCATGGCTATGTGCTGTATTACGACAGCAAGCACCTGAAGTCAAAATTGTAATTGGTGGTCCTGGACTTGAAACTCTAGAAAATTCTTTATTTAAATTTCCAGATCGGCTTAAAAAATTAAAACTGATCGACGATTATATTACCGGCGACGCCGAAACTGCACTGGTTGAATACGTGCGAGGGAATTATTCTTATCCTGGCATTAATTCAACCAATTGGCAACCTAATAAATTTTTTGATCAGTTGCCCATTCCAGATTTTTCAGACTATAGATTTTTTAAATACAAATATACACTATTACCTATTGTGGATAGCCGTGGATGTGTGCAGACTTGCGAATTTTGTGACGTCATTGAGTTTTGGACCAAGTTTCAATATCTCACAGCTGACAATATTTTTAATCAGATGTTACAACACATAACAGACTATCGTGTATATAGATTTCAGTTTGCCAGTAGCATTTGTAACGGCAATATGCGAGAATTTAAAAAACTTGTGCAATTGATAGCGGATTACAATAACAGCGTTACACATTTGGAACAAATACATTGGGTAGGTTCTTTTATTGTGAGACCCGCTACACAACACAAAGAAGAATTATTTGAATTAATAAAACGCAGCAATGGATTTTTATTAACAGGGGTAGAAAGCATTGTGAGCCGGGTTAGAATCGCCCTTGGGAAAAAATTTGATAATGATGATCTCGACCATCATTTACAGATGCTTAAAAAATATGGAATTAGAACAAATTTATTAATGATTGCAGCATATCCTACTGAAACAGTTGAGGACTATGAAATAGTCAAACAATGGTTTAGAGAACACAAAGAGTATGCCAATGTTACAATACAACATGTCCAACTGTCATTGCCGGCTATATTGGCCGGTACAGGGTTAGAAAGAACAACCGATCTTGAGCAATTTAATAACACAGCATTGCAAAGACGACAACACGGAACAAATCTCATTGAGGTCCTTAACGAATGCGGATACAAAGTAGCACCTTTCTTTTGACATTTATTGTTGAGCATACAAGTAATAACAATAACGTTATGACTATAGATGTCTACGGAGTAGATTTTGAGCCGTTGCCGGTTCAACGAACAGTTGAAAATAATATAGAAACCATTGAAGTTTCTACTTATTTGCCAAACAGAGTCATGTTGGTATTGTCTGGAAAAACTAATCAAGACAATCAATCTATAAAACTTTTAAGTATGTCTTTGGCAGGTGTAAAAATTAATAATAGTATTATTATATCAAATCTAGTAGATTATAGACCCATTCAGTCTGGTCAAACACCTAACTCGTTACGTGATTATCTTGACAACGAAGCATGGGATCCAACACCCTGGGATCAAAATGGATGTGTGCTGTTTGAGATATTTAATCCAAACCCGTTTTCGTACTTGCTTTATAAAGGCAATCAGATACATTTTTAACTTGTGTTTACTATTTTTATATGTTATAATATTTTATGATTAAAGATTATTCTCTTGAAGTTCAAAAACTATTTTTAGAAATGATGTTGCAGGACGCAGAATCATATGTGCGTGTGCAGAACATTTATAATCCAGAAAACTTTGATCGTAGTTTGCGATCTGCGGCTGAGTTTATTGCGCGGCACAGCGACCAGCACAAGACACTGCCCACAGTGGAACAAATCAGTGCCAGCACAGGTGTTAAACTCAATGTCATTCCAGACTTAAATGACGGACATTTTGAATGGTTCATGGATGAGTTCGAAGGCTTCACTCGTAGACAAGAACTGGAACGTGCAATTTTAAAGAGTGCGGACTTGCTGGAAAAGGGCGAATACGATCCGGTAGAAAAACTAATCAAAGATGCGGTACAAATATCACTTACTAAAGACATGGGCACGGATTACTTTAGTGATCCTAGTGCTCGCATTAACCGATACTTCAACTCGGGCGGACAAGTAAGCACAGGATGGCCACAAATGGACAAGATCCTGTATGGCGGATTCAGCCGTGGAGAACTCAACATTTTTGCAGGTGGCTCGGGTTCGGGTAAAAGTCTTGTTATGATGAACATAGCATTGAGTTGGTTACAAGCAGGACTCAGTGGTGTGTATATCAGTTTAGAACTCAGTGAAGAACTGTGTGCATTACGAACTGATGCTATGTTGGCCGGAATGAGCACTAAAGAAATTCGCAAAGACATTGATCAAGCAACACTCAAAGTCAAACTAGTATCAAAGAAAACTGGACAATATCGTATCAAAGCATTACCTGCACAAAGCAACATCAATGACATTCGCAGTTACATCAAAGAAGTGCAAGTGCAAACAGGCATCAAAATTGACTTTGTCATGTGTGACTATTTAGACTTGTTGATGCCGGTCAGTGCCAAAGTTAGTCCAAATGACTTGTTTGTCAAAGACAAATATGTGTCAGAAGAACTGCGTAATTTGGCCAAAGAACTTAATGTGTTATTTGTAACAGCTTCGCAGTTGAATCGTAGTGCTGTAGAAGAAATTGAATTTGACCACAGTCACATCTCAGGTGGTATCTCAAAGATCAACACAGCAGATAACGTGTTTGGTATCTTTACAAGTCGTGCTATGAAAGAGCGTGGCAAGTATCAAATACAATGTATGAAGTCGCGCAGTAGTACAGGTGTTGGTATGAAAATTGATCTGGACTACAATATTGAAACTATGCGTATTACAGACCCGGGCGAGGATGCAGGGCCAGTTAATTCGTTTGCCAAAGGCAACTTGCTTGACAGTATTAAAGCCAAAAGCACAATGAAGGAAACGGTAGACGCTGACACTGGTGAAATTAGCAAAGTTACTGCCGATGTACAGAGTGCTAAATTAAAACAGCTTTTGGGGCAAATTAAATCCAACTAGTAATATACTGATTTAGTGTTGAATCTCACTAAATAATAAAAAGGTTCTGGCCCAAATGCAAAAGAAAACTCGCAGTTTATTAGAAGAATTAGACTCAATGTATGTCGAGCGTGATCAACGTCATGTCATTGAAAACCGCGCATCTAATGTGATAGCCAGCGCCATACGCCTGTTGGAGCAAATTGACGCCAGTTATACAGCCGAAGATGCTCAAAACTTACAACGTAAGTTGATCAACGCCATTAATCAGCGTGATCCAGGTAAATTTACCCGCACTGTGAGACGCACTGATGCAAATTCATGAAATAACTTTAATACAAGAAGGCCTAGGCGATATAGCAAGAACAATAGGGTCAGACATTAAAAATGCTGTCAAAGCACCGTTTGACAAGGCCAAAGTCGCTATGAACACGCCTAACTCATTTACCAGCGCAAGAGGATATCAAGATGCCAGAGACAAATATTATCAAGGGCTAGTAGGACAGCGTCAACAGGCTGACTTGAGTGCATGGGCAAAGAACTTGTCCACGGAATGGCTTAAACAACCCAGACCACCAATACAAACACCCATGGCACAGACACAACCTGTTGCACCTGCACCCAAGCCCGCGGTGGTACCGGCTGCGCCGGCCACTAATACAGCACCGATCTCTACAATTACCAAATCAAATTCTGGCTTACCCAACGCTGCTGAGTATGAAAAACTGCAACAACGAATTGCTGCGGCTGCTGCCAAACAACCTGGCCCGACCAACGAAGCATTTTCGGACTTGCCCGGAGCCAAACCTGCAGCAGGTGGAACAGTAGCTCCTGCGGTTACAGCCCGGCCAAAGTCAATCAAGCAGCCGCCTCCGTTGCAAAGTAGATATGCCCAGAACTTTAAAACCTGGGTGACATCAAAAGTTGCCGATAAATCTTCCGGACTTGGATTAGCTGATGTAGAAAAAATGCCAGACATGAGTCAGAGTTTAGATCAAGCCTTGTCCAACGTTGTTACAACTCAACAAGACCCTAAAAACAATCAATTGGCAGTGGAAAAATATTTGATTCTGGTTGGTCAAGCCATGCAAAAATTGTCTGCCGAACAGCGAGCAAAAACACGACAACAAGGCGGCGGAAACAGAGTTTCTTCTCTTATTCCATTATCAAGAGTATTGAATCCTGATCAAATTGAAACTCTTAAAACTATGGCCAAAGATCCAGCCGCTGCAAACGAAATTAAAATAGCATTGGGATTAAGATGATACAATCTTTACAAGAAGGCGGCAACGTATTTAAGAACGCCAAAGGTCAGGCTGTGACCCAACGCATCAATCAAACAGATGTCAAGCCTACTCTTGCTTGGCTAGAAGAACTGTTACCTGGACTGGATTTACAAAGCAATACACTGGGATCTACAGGCATCAAAGACACGTCAGGCGACTTGGATATTGCTGTGGATGCCAACACAGTTACCAAAGAACAGTTAGAAGCCAGACTCAAACAGTGGGCTGCCAGTCACGGGTTCAAACCCGAAGATTATGTTAAAAAATCTGGCACAGCGGTACATTTTCTTACACCCATCATTGGCAATCCTGCCAACGGCTATGTTCAAACAGATTTTATGTTGTTGAAGAATGTGGCCTGGTCAAAGTTTGTGTTGGGTGCAATGCCACCTGATAGCAAATACAAAGGACGTGAGCGCAATGTGCTGATGAACAGCATAGCTAAAAGCATGGGCTACAAGCTGAATCAGATAGCCGGTATTGCTGATCGCAACACTAACGAAATCATTACAGACAACCCAGACCAAGTGGCCAAGATGTTGTTGAACAAGACGGCCACACGGCAAGACCTCGCAAGCGTGGAAAACATACTGCAAGCACTCAGCACAGATTCCAAGCGTGACGCTAAATTAGCAGACTTCCGTCAACATATGGAACGCGAAGGTTTGCCATTTATGGAAAGCACGGATCTTCCACCAGTTACTGGATATACAGAAGTAAACTTCCTAGCTCGCTTACGTGACCGTATTGTGAACCAAGGCATGCAGGTCATTGTTGAAGCCGAAGTGCAAGGTGGCCGTGCCAAGGGTATTGAACACTTAGAAGACTATGTGTTCCGTAACGGCAGTGCCGGAATTAAAAAAGCTATGGACATTGTTAAGCATACTGCTGCAGACACTGGTAAGACCACCACAGTCAAATGGGATGGCAAGCCAGCATTGATATTTGGCCGCGACGCCAACGGAACATTCATATTAACTGACGTATCGGGATTTGGAGCCAAAGGTTACAACGGCTTGTTTACTAGTCCTCGTCAGGTTCGTCAACACTTGGCCGCCAGAGATGCCGATGCGGCAGCACTGGGCAAGCCGGCCACTCGTGTTCAAGACCTTGCGCCAATTTATGATCGATTATGGGGCATGTTAGATGCCGCAGTTCCTAAAAATTATCAAGGTTTTGTGCAAGGCGATTTGCTGTATATGGCAACCCCTCCGTTAGAAACTGGCAACTATGTGTTTACACCCAACACTATAGAATATAAAATTCCAGCCAACAGTGATGTGGGCAAACGTATTGGCGCCAGCGAAGTGGGCATTGCTATGCATACCAAGTATGCCGAACCCGGAGCACCAAAAGAACCCATCGGTAATGTTCCGTTTAAACGAGTTCCTGGGCTGTTATTATTAGAGCCGGTGTATGCCAAAGAAAACGTTCGACCAAACCGAGAATTAATGCAACAACTCAAAACAGTTTATAGTAGTCAAGGCGCCGCAATTGATCAACTGTTTAATCCTGCGGAACTTCGTGCGCTACAAATTACTGACTTGCCTAAGTTATGCATAGACTACATCAACAGTCGGGTAGGCACCGGATTCGACAACATGTTGGCTGATTTTGGTCCGTGGTTGCAACAGCGTGTTACACCCAAGAAGTTTAAGAACATTGTGGAATATTTGCAAAGTCCACGTAGCAATTTAGACGGTATGGCTGCGGCATTTACTGCTTGGGGACTGTTACACGATATCAAGATGGATGTGCTACAACAGTTGGATCTACAGCATCCAGGACAAGAAGGTTGGGTAATGGCCACATCTGCCGGCATGGCCAAGGCTGTAAATCGACTTGCTGGTGGATTTACCGCGGCAAATCGTGAAATAAACAACCCAGAATCAGTGCCTAACTCTTAATTTTTGCCAAAAGGTATAAATAAAAGTAGGCCCACAGTGGCCATATACTAAGGAGATTTAAAAATGGCTTATATTACTAAAGTTTCGGGCGATGCCCAACCAGTATTTGCAACAGACGTATTGAATGGCCCAGTTAGCCCATCAGCATCTACAGCAGGACAACCTGTTAACTTTGCTGGTCCAAAATTGGACTTTTTCCGTGCAGTTGCCAACACCACAGTTGTA